CCAATATCATCAGCATTAACATCTACTGAACCTTCAGCCACTGCACTGGTAACCCATGGGTCACTTGGCTTCTGGCCTGTTGCGATACGAAGCTCGATTGTAGTCGGTGCCTCTACCGTGCCGCCTGTTACTGCATACACAGTGGCACCCGCCTCCTTACCAGACAATGCAATATCATTGATTGGGTCATCCACATCTTCCAATGCAGACAGCAGGACTAGCGGTGCCACCAAAGCAATCACAGGCGCACGCTTGTTCGAGGGTAAAGTCCCTGTAACAGGATACGCCATGTCATCACTCCTTATGCAGTAACAGGGACCCATGCATCAGCTGGCTGTGAACCAACAGCAGCACGAAGCTCAAACGCAGTAGGTGCATCAACAGTACCAGCTGTGATGGCCAATACCATAGCACCAGCTTCTTTGCCTGACTTGTGGGTCTGGTTGATTACATCAGTTGCTTCTGACAGACGTGCTACCAGCACCATTGGTGCGACCAAAGCGATAACTGTGGTGTTCACATCTTTAGGGATGTCACCGATGTTATTTTCGGGATAAGCCATTTTAATTCTCCTTCTTTATATTATAGGGATATCCCCTCTGAAGAGGGGATTACTAGTGCCTACCTGGGACTACATAAGCCTACTTAAGCCTACCTGTTAATCCTGGGTATCCTTCTATACTCAGTTCTTATTCAATCAAAACCCGTAAGTCCCTGTTTAATTTATCTTTAGGGAATTCTGTACGGAGACACCGGAACGCCCACCCTGCAAACTCCTTGACAGTACATTCCTTGACCCGGCTGGTTTGCCATAATCACCGTACAGGAATGCCCGGCGCTGGGCTGGGTCGTTCATCATTTTGACATAGGCCGCAGATTCTTCGAGAGACTCACGGTGGAGCTTCGCCATCTCGTCGTAATCTATCTGCATGGTCAACTGCCTAATCGCCCCGTACAGCGCGTCCAGGCGGTCATCGTGCCGCAAGCTACCACGCTCCAGAGTGATGTTCGCCATCTGGTGGAACAGGGAGTAACTGAGCTGCTTCTCAAGTGGATACTTTTTAATCGAATCCCAATCGGCCTCCAGGATAGCCTGGTTAATAATCAGACGATGTGCCTGCATCAACGGCTCCAGGGTGTCGATAATACGGGACTCTTTCTGTCCAGATGCGTAGTCTTCCTCCAGGCTGACCGGGTGGATAGCTTCGAAGACAGGTTTGATGATGGCCTGGAATGCACCATGACCAAAGTTCTTCTCTACGAATACCTCTTTTACATCAGCTTCTTTACATGCATTAACAATGGTTTCCAGGTCACTGGCAGTATAGCCGCCCTTGACGCCGAACACTTTGTATACATACACGTAAGTACCCAGCAGGAATACGATAGCTACACCCGTTTCATCTCCGTTGGCACCACCACCTGCGGGGTCAATGTAGCATATCTTTCTCGTAAACGGCTTCCACTCATAAGGTTTCGGCAGCATACGGTAGCAGATATCAGTAGTCTTGTTACCAAACTTAGGTGCTTCACGGATTACATTCTCACCCGCGTTGCTATGCACAGGCATTTCAGGTCCTGAGTCATGACCAAAGTTGGCAAACGTAAGCAGGTTTAGCTTGAGTGGGAAGCGCTCAGTATCCGACAGGCGGGTGTTAAGCATAAACTGTAGTTGGAATTTGGCTATGCCTTGAGAGATTTCCTTCTCAATCAGTGCCGCATCGTCATACATTTCAGGGCAAGTTGGCTTACCCTGATTACCAGAAAGCCCACCACCAGTACGAAGACTGGCATCCTTCTGCATATCCATGGCAATCATAGGTGCCAGGAACTCACCGTAACACTTCTCCTGCTCGAAAGTAGGATAGCGCCCTGGCCAGATACGCACCTCATACCCACGCGATGGTAGGTTGTTGTAGATGGAATTGACCGACTGTGGAGTACCCAGGTACAAGATGTCACCTGACTGGTTGATTGATTCGAACTCCTTAGTGGCTTCCTCCAGCTTAACACGACCAGCTGAAGTGGCACTGTTCTGCAATGACTCCACGTCATCCGCGATAATCAAGTCAGCACGCGCACCCTGCATACCACCCTCGATAGAGTAGCAAGCCACGGAAGGGGATGCACCGGAACCACGAAGGGTGTAGTGAATCTCAAACCCACGTATGCTTGCCTTATCCCCTGAGTAGATGTCGGGCATCATGAAGGAAAGGATTTCCAGACCACGGAATATCTTGATGACCCAGCCTGCAATCTCTTCTGCACGTTTGGCTGTCTGAGACACAATCATGGTTCGATAGTGTGGTGCATGGATGATACAGAACACAGCATAGATTGCAGCCAGTGTTGTCTTTGATTGACCACGCTGTGCCTCAATAAGTCTGTACTTTTTACCCTCAAACATAAACCTGAGGATATCGGCCTGCACACGGTTCAAGTGAGGGCCACCCGCAATCAGATTGTGGATGACCACTTCAGCAAACTCTAGCAGGCCTTCGACTGTATTAGGGAATGCATCCTGGAGTTCTTCAAGTGCTTGCCACCTCCTGAGTGCTTCCTCTATACCTTCTCTGGCCTTTGCCATTATGCCTCCTTAGTAAACGGGATTACATGACCCTTTGAGCGCTCACGCAACGCACGGATTTGATTAGTCAGCTCACTGGCTTTCTGTTCATCCGCAGGTGTTGCAGTGATGCCGTTAGTCTCAATCCATTTGGCAATAACCTGTAGGTCTTTGCCCTGGATGATGAATGCTGCCGCTGCTGGGTCCTCTTCAATGAGTGCCAGCAATGCATCCAGCTTTGCCTTGAACAGGTTGGTCAACGCACCATGCAGGTAACCTACTGTATCTTCGGTAGCTGCATTCTTATTATACGCCATCTTTCTTCTCCTTCTCTTTGTACTCCGTGTACCATGACCACAACTTATACAGGATAAGAATGCCCACGTATGTAATAGTTGCCAGAGTCAACACATCCGGCAACGGCATCCCTAGGAACGTCATGCCCACACCTCCTATGCCTGGGGATATCTTGAGTACCTCCAGGCCCACTTCTTCCTTATTAATACACACCTCCTTACGCGGCAGCACCCGTAGCGTCTACCCAACCTGGACCCTTATACCACACGGATTTACCCAGGGTAGTATCGAAGTATAAATAGCCGACCGAAGGCTCAATTGGCCGCTGCGCAGTGGTGCCAGAAATACCAGCACTGTTAGGGTTCCAACCCGTACCAATCTCACAGCGCACTACATCTCCAGTACGTAATGCACCTGTGAACCTGATGGTATTGTTGACGATGCTATAAGCTCCATCAACTTCAAACTGCATCACGCCATTAATCTGGACACGTGCAGTAGCAAAGATATAAGGCGGTGAAATTACTGTCTCACCACCAGTAGCCTTATACCTGTACGGCACATAAGCTGCTGTGCCGTTTGATGCAATACCAGCTTGCAAGCTCTGGATTTGGTTATCCTGACGCTGGTTCCACTCAGTCTGTGCATTGTCCAGAACAACAACCTTATTATCAAGGTCAGTGAGCTGGCTCATGCGAACAGAGTCTAGTGGGTTAACACCCAACCCTAAGTTAGTGAACTTGTGGTTATCCATGTTAATGTTCTGCTTGTAGTAGAAGTCAGATGGAAGGAATCCATCAAGCAGCTCCTGGGTAATCTCAGTGAGCTGAATAAGACTTCTGTCAAGGTTGAGCATGTCCAACATGGACCCACGCACGAACTTAGCATACGGCTTTTCTTTGGGAACCACACGCCGTATACGTAGGTTGTTCTTACCATCGGCAGGTGTTGCAATACCGGATAGCAAGGTAACCTGATTGACAGCAGTAAGACCCCAAAGGGCCTTGCTTAATACTGTCCATTCAGTGTCACCACTAGCACGCACTTCTACCTCAATGTGTGCAGTTGAGATGTACCCAGTGTTCTCACCAGCAAAACCAAACGTATACGAAAGTTGGCTTGGTAGGGTGAGGTGTGATTGAAAAGTATAACTCATTCATCCTCCAGAATATCAACGGAAGCCTTGACTGCCTGACCAATACCAATGGCATTAGCTAGCGGGACAAGCCTCATAAAATTACCAACCACCTCTCTTGTGGATACATCATCTGCACCTGTTGCATAATCAGAGGCCTTGCTAATGAACTTAGCGTAGTCACCCATCATACCAATAGCTGGCACAATACTACCTGCATCCATTTGATTGTAGCCAGTACGACCCGGTGCCTGACTCAGGCTTTTAGGGAGAAGGCCCAGTGTACCCATAGCATCGGCACCCAGCCCCAGGCTTGCAACCTGAGGTAGTTTGTTGAATACACCATACGCCATGTTCTGGTCACTGAACTTCTCGTCCAGGAACTTGTCCCTGTCTGCCCTTCCAACCGACTGCATACCCATTTGTGTGGAGTATGCAATAAGGCCCAGGAATGTAGACCATGCAAAGATTTGTGCAGCCTGTAACTTGTCACCACGAACGTCATGAATAAGCTGCTTCTCCATTGATACAATAGAGAATCCCTTAAACTGAGAGATAGCCTTGCCCCACCACTTATGCATCCAGATACCTTCGTCACCTACAAAGTGTCTCTGTACCAGACGACCCTGCATACGGCGAATAGCCATAGCAGTTATCTCCTTCAGGTCAGGCTCCATGGCATCAAAGTTAAGCATTCTAACCTTGTTACCGTTGTAGTCATCCCAGCGAGGGTTATCATCAAAGTGGCGCTTCAGTCGCTTCATTACATCTTCGCTCAGTCCAATCTCGTCCAGGTCACGCTTAGGCAGTACACGGCCACCACTCAGGTGTTCCTTAAGACGCTTTGCAATAGCACGAACCATAACTTTCTCCATGCCACCCTGAACAGCCTTGAAGCCTGACAACACGATGTTTGCTCTACTACCCAGTGCTAATGCCTTGTCCAGCAATCCAGACACTTTGTTGATTGTCTCTGGTGATTCACCGAACTCTTCATGACGAGTAGCCCAACCAGTAAGCCAGTTGTCTTCCCCGATGTAGCCCAGGTTTTCCTCAATCTCCCTCAGCTCTGGCTCTTTCAGTGGCTGGTGTGCCTTACCACCCACACGTGCCTTACGGCTGCGCAGGAATGAGGTAGCTGGGATAGACTTCAGGATAGTACCTAGGCCCATCTTGACCAGACCCCTGGCTGCTTCAGAGAACTGAGCAAAGGACATCTGGTTCAGGCGGGTGATAGTAGTCACCTCACGTGCGCGACGAGTGGCACGAACCATGCCAGATGTAGGGTCATCATCCAGGGTGTTACCGTAGATTAACTTGACTGCATCGCGTAACTGGTTAGCTTCATCGGAAACCTGACCAGCAGGGAGTCCCATGTTACGACCAACACGCTCGGCTGCATCAATGGCTTCCATTACCTGAGCACGCGTAGTGAATCCCATACGGGCCATGGCTGCCCCTGCCGCAGCTTCCTTGCCATAGTTATCAGCAATTTCACTTACGTTAGTCTTCAGCATGTCCTGCACAGTCATACCGTCCAGCTGTGCCTGGGTGTTGATACCCATGCTTGCACGTGCGCGGTTAGAGATACTGGATGCAATATCAGCCAGGTCCTGTCCTTCGATGAAGTCATCAATCACGTGGTCAGGTACTCCAGCTTTCTTCAGCCCTTCAATGAATGCTGCCCTGTCAGCCTGGCTTACCACTTTCTCAAATGACATACGCGATGTCAGGGTTGAGTCCATAGCACGTCGAACCTGCATATCAGCGATAGCATCGGCAGACTTCTTACCCAGGCCATATCGACCTGACTGGTAGCCTTTTGACAGCAACTGGACCACACGCTCATTACCAAACTTGGCTACAGAAGATGCAATCTTAGGGCCATCAAACAGGATAGGGATGTAATCCCTGGCTGACTTGACATGCTCAAATCCAGATTCACCAGCAGCCTTACGCAGCTCTAGGCCCTTCTGTAGTTTGTCAGCAATGCCCTCAGCCGCCAGTTTCACAGAAGGTGGCGTGCCATCCGGGATACCCTTAGCGATAGCAGAGAATACTTCGTTATTGAAGCGCTCTACATTAGCCGTCTTGAGGTACTCCAGCGGGGACAAGCCTTGCTCTTTCAGCCACATGTCCCACCCATCATTCATACGGTTACCTTCAGCATGACGTATGATGTTGTTGTTTACATCAGACAGGATGGATGCAGTCTTGCTAGCGAAGCCACCACCTTGTGGGTTCTCCAGGAAGCGAAGGCCTAAGCCACGCATCACTGGATTCTTAGAGGTCAGGATGTAACTAGCCACTGACCACACCTTCCCTGGTAGCTTCTTAGGCATAACATTAGAACGTCTGGCCTCTTCAGCCAGCTGCTCTGTCAGGTCCTCCATGCTCTGAGTCATAGGGAAGTCCTCTCCAGATACGGAGGAACCTTGCACCCTTGCAGCACCGACACTATCATCTACATTTGCCGGACCATAACCCTTAAGGTCTGTCTCTGGTAGCTTAACACTGTCAGCCTGTCCAGCAGTGCTGGACAAACGCTCTGCCTCTTCACGTAGGATTTTTGTCATGATTCGCTCAGTAGCCTTGCCCTCATTCTCTGAGAATGCACGCTTAAGCGCATCACCCATATCGGACTCTTCTACTCCACGGCCTGCACCAATCTCCTTGGCCTGTTGCTCCCGCGTAAGGCTGGTGAACCGCTTGAGTTCTTCCTTGGCTGCACCCACTCCGTCCTGCTTCTTCTTAGTGCCATGGAGTTCATCAAGCCTGCGCTGTGAGGCTGCAATGGCATCATCAAACTGACGACCTGCAACACCCTTACTGACCTTAAGATTCAAGGCTTCATCAGAGTTATGAGGTGCGCCACGCTGTGCTGCGGCCTCTGCTCTTGCATCAATCTGTTGCTGCCTGAGGTTGGCCAGGTTGGCCTCTTCGTCGGCAATGGCAGACTTAACATTAGCATGGTCAATCCTGGTAGGTCTGAGGTTGGCAGCTGAACGCAGGTCATCAATATGGTCTGCGATGTCGATACTGGCTGACAGCTCAACATCCTGGTTGCGGGTATTCTGCTCCAGCCATGTGTCATAGTTGCGCAGGTCAGTACCCTGTGCTTCAGGGTCTGCATTACGCTCAAGCCAGGATGAATAATCTGAAGCATCACGACCCTGAATGCTAGGGTCAGCACGTGCCGCAAGCCATGCATCATAGTCCATAGCATCTTGACCCATGCGGGTTGTTGCAGCATCAAAGTCGTCAGCACCCTGCACTACCATATCCAGGTCGCTATCCCCTGGAGTGCCACCACGTGTGCCTCCCTCTGGTACGATTTCATCCAGTGGTCCCGGCTCACCTTTGGCACGGATACGAGTAGCTGCACCGATTGTACCGCCCATAATACCTCCAGCCAGGCCAGCGTAGAAGATGTGCTTACCATCTAACTGAGTATCACCAGCAACAAGCGCAGCCTCAAGGGCGGCATTCTCTACACCAGCAATAGCAGCCATACGGCCAATACGTGCAATCTGAGTCACCTTAGCGCCGCCACCCAATGGGCCAGATGCGATAGACATAGCCCATCCAACCGGGTCCAGCACTGAAGATACTAGGCTTGCAGCAATACCAGTGCCACCGTAGGCAGCTAGGTCCTGCTTGCGCTTCATGTCTTCCCTGTTGTACCCGGCCTTGCTATCCAGTTCACCTTGCGAGTTTACGCCATCCATAATCTCCTTGGACTGCTCGTCACCAAACTCAAGGCGTAATGCTTTCTTCTGGTCCTCACCAATACTGAAATTAGGGTCAGGCTCGAAGTCTTTCATGTAACGGTCATACACTCGCTTGCCACCAGCTAATGATTGAGTGTCCTCAAGGGCAAGCCCCATCATCTTCTGTGTGTCCTGCTGCGACTCGATGGCTCGCTGTTGGGCTGCAACCTGGTCGAAGGTAGGGGCAAAGTCTTGTGTTTGTACAGGATTAAATCCCTGTCTTGTATCAGGCATACATACCTCCTTAGTGATATTTATAAAGGCCCACGTATGGACCTTGAAAATACAACTATTGCAGACTAACCTCGCCTGCCTTACTGCGCTCATGCAAGGAACCAGCCTTGCCACGCTTCACTACCATCCAGCCATCTTTAATCATAGCCTGCATGCGCGGGTTCAGGTTCTCGATACTCCCTGAGAATTGAACAGCCATACCGCCATCATCATCGACATGGACCTTAGAGATTTTAGGCCAGTCACCTGGGTTAGCCAGATTGTACGAACTTGCACGACGAACCAGCACACCCTTGCTTCTGGCCCCATTCTCATTACTTGCAGTGAGAAGTTGAAGGAAGCCTGAAGAGAAGTCACCCTTCTTAAACCATTCATTGGCCGTGGGGTTCTTGCTCAAGAATCCAGGACCCATGTTGAATGAAGTGTCAATCAAGGCACGCTTAACGTTTCCGGGAACTTCATCAATGCCTACCTTCCAGCCTGGTGTCTTAGGCGTGTGGTTGCGCATATCCTGACGAAGCAATGCCTTAGCAGCTTCCTCGTTAAGCTCAGAGTTACCAGGAGTGAATGGGGTTGCTTTGCCATCAATCTTGATAAAGCCATTCTTCTTTTCTTCAGGAGTAAGAAGGTGACCATAGGCGATGGTATCCGTACCAGCTTGCTTAGTGTCTGAGTCATACGGAGTGAATACCCGATTATGCAAGTCGAATCCTGCACGCTCCCGGTTTTCATTCTGGCTCAGGTACTGCTCAAAGGTTGCATCCTTCTGAATCTTACCAATCTCTTCAGGGCTACGTGTTTGTGCAGCAGCCTCAGCAGGTGGGAAGATAGCATTCATTAGGGTAGTAGCCACCTCAGGCACAGCACCAGGACGACCCATTCCTGGGTTGTTATACTCCTGACCCATGACTGCATTGTACCTGTCCTGGTATTCCTTCTTCTCTGCCGCGCTAGACTTAGCCACCTTCTCGGCCCACTTGTAATCAGCAAGTTCTGACAATGGCTTAGGGCTAGATACTGGCAAACCACCCGAACCAGCACGGACAACGAATGTCCCACGCTTCTGGTCGATATCGAAGTACATCTCTTTCATCTCGATACCGCCAGCTGAGTCCTCCAGTGACTGCTTGTTACCTTGCAGGTATGCCTGGAACTGAGCGCCTAAGTCCTCACTATTAACCTTGAGGCGTGCTGCTAACATCTTACGGTCACCCTTGATGATAGTGCCACCCGCATAGTCATAGTTCTGAGACAGCTCGATGTTGGCTTGCTTCTCTGCATCCTCCATGCTGTACCCTGCCTTACGGAATCGACGGACAACCTCGATACCTTCATCAGCCATCTTCTGCTTGATGTAGTCTGGATACTTAGGACCTGAGAAAGGATTGAACCAGCTATTGTCATTGATGTCAGCAGCTGCACGCTTACCTGCCTCTGCCATATCCTTGACGTCCTGGCCTGAGAACTTGATGTCTCGGCTGTTCTTCTGAGCAAAGTCAAGTGCCTGCCCAACGTCCTGACCTGAGTTACGGGCAGACTGATAGTTGGTGATGAATGCACTTTCCTTATCCCCGACTACTGAGTTCTTCATAGAGTCTGGCAAGGTGTCCCAACGATTAAGCATGTTGGTTAACTCTGCTGGCTCTTCCTTCATAGACTGAAGATGCTCAGGGCCGATACTCATGAAGCTACCGACTGCACGTGTAAGAACTGGGTCCTTGAATCCTGCCTTAGCCAGGTTAACCATGGTGTTGGTAGTCATCTGAGTTCTCAGTGCTTCAGTGCTTTCAGGGTCCATGCCCTTATTCTTAGCGTATGCATCGACAATAGAATTGCTCTGAGCGTAGGTTGCCTTGATACCTTGGCTTACCTCTTCCGGTGAGTAATCCTCCAGCGCCATGATGTCCCCATCCCCATTCAGAATCTTAGAGACAAACTGGGTATTCTTGGCACCCTTGGCAGCTGCCTTAATCTTGGCATCACGGATGCTGTTGATTTCACTTGCACTGTATGCAGCCCCGCCAGTGCGGAAGTTTGCATTTGCAGCAGAACTCAGGAACTCTTCATCCGTGGACTCACCTGACAGGTATCGTTGCTCAATACCGAACTTATCCTCAGAAAGCTGAACCTGATTAAGGCTGGCATCCATGCGCTGTGCAGAGATGGTAGCAGCACGGATTGATGCATCCCTGTCATACAGGCTCACACCCTCGGCATTCATAATACCCTGGGTAGCCAT